GCCGGAAGCAACGCGAGAACCGGGCTATCCAGCGCCGAGTAATTAGCGCCCTATTGCACAATAAGAACTTTTGTGCAATAATGGAAATGTGCCCGGAAAGGCCGATATACCGAACTAAGTACGGGCGCGCGGAGATGGGCGGTTCAGACCTGAGTAGTTGCGCAGCGAAAGGGAATATAAGCGCACTGGCACATACCTGATAAGCGATATAGCCGCCCAACATCTCCAAACAATTAAATAATGCCACCGGGAAACTAGCGGCCCTCTTGTTATAGGATCACCGTCTTTTGATAGCGGTCCTCTTACAAGAGGGCCGTTTTTGATTCTAGCCATAAGGGGAAGTCGAGATGACTGACACAGAGGAAAAGGTCGAGACGACCGAAACGAAACCAGCGGGCGAGACGCCAGCGGTTGAACAGCCCGAACAGAAACCAACCGAGACGGATGCAGACGTTAGGGCAGAGTTAGCGCGCACCCAAAAGGCGCTGAAAGACGCCAACCGGGAAGCGGCAGAACGCCGCAAGAAATTGGAGGCGTTCGAGGCCGAAGAAACAAAGCGCAAAGAGGCCGAGTTGACGGAAGTCCAAAAGCTGCAAAAGCGGCTGGAGGAATCCGAGGCCAAGGCCAAAGCCGCCGCAGAGGAAGCGCGCAAGACACGTATTGAAAACGCAATTATCGCAAAGGCCCGTGACAGGTTCGTTGATCTGGAAGACGTTGTTCTCAAACTTCGTGACGGTATCCAGCTTGACGACGACGGAAAGCCCGTAGACCTGGACAAGGCGCTGGACGAACTGGCAGCGGCAAAGCCGCATTGGGTGAAACAGGCGGCAGCGCCAGAGAAGCCCAAGACGCCAGCGATCAACCCGACCAATCCCGGCGCGGGCGGAGCGCCAGCCAAGACCGATGCGGAATTGCGCGCCGAAATTTGGGGGATGCCATCCCGTAACACCATCTTCAACCCTGCCAGAACCGAACAACACGGCGGCGGCGTTGTCGAGGTGAGTAAACGCAAATAACCGTAGAGGTAACTATGACCGCTGGAATGTCTTTATCGAGTGACATCTCATCCTACATCAACACGATTTATGAGGGTGCGATGCTTGTTGCCCGCGAACGGAACCTGATGAGCGCGCTTGTCACCACGTTTGGTGACCGCACCGGCGTCGCTCCCCGCTCCAATTCGCAGTATTCCGGGGCTACCATGAACACCGTGGGGGAAGATGATGACCTGACCCCGCAGAAGTTCACCCCGTCCGTTCTCGCTACCCTGACCCCCACGGAAAAGGGCGCGCAGTACTTCCTGTCCGATACCCGGCTGGAAACCGACCCGTTCACCCTGCGCGCGGATGCCGCCCTTGACTTGGGCCAGAGCATCGCCACCAAGATCGAAACCGACCTGCTTTCACAGTTCTCGTCTCTGACCGGCGGGACCGTTGGCGCGGCTGGCAGCGTGATCACCTGGGGATATTTCTTCGCTATGGCCTCTCGTCTGAAAGCACAGAAGGCCCCGAAGCCGTATTACTTTGTTTGCCACGATTATCAGTGGCACGTGCTGGCTAAGGCCGTTGCCCCCGGCGCGACCGTGACCAATGCCCCATCCGTGCAGGATGCGATCACGCAAAACTTCTACGTGGGTTCGGTGGGCGGCGTGGAAATCTACACCACATCGAACATCACCGTAGATTCGGGAGGTGACGCATATTGCGCCATGTTCTCGGCCCAGGCGCTTGGCCTGGATATGCGCCGCGCCCCGCGCCTGGAATACGAGCGCGATAGCTCCCGGCGCGGTTGGGAACTGAACCTCTCCGCCGTGTATGCGGCTGGCATCTGGCGGCCAGCGTTCGGCATTCAGGGCATCTTCGACGCCGCCACTCCCGAAAGCTAATTAGGAGGTAATAACAATGGCTAACAGTTTAGATGTTCATGTTCTCGCGGTTCCCGTTGTGCTGACCGGCGCGACTGAGATCCCATTGGTGCAACTGCCAACCATCGGCGGCGGCGCTACCATCATCGACGTTGATTTTATCAATGCCGGTACTGCCGTTGGTGGAAAGATCGTCACCATGTCGAACGCCGGAACCCCGGCGATCAATGGCACGGTGGGCGCTTTCGCTGGCACAGTGACCGAATCCGCAACCGTTCCCGCCGCGCTGACCATCTCTGATGGTTTCGTGGATGCCGGGGAATGGATCGGCTTCGACCAAACCAGCGGGACCGTTCCCGCCGGTTCGTTCCTGTCCATCTCGTATGTGATGGGCAAGTAGTGTGGATAAGCCCCCGGATGTGTAAAAGCGTCCGGGGGCATAACGGAAAAGCGTTGGAGGGACGCAGAATGAAAATCAGTTGGCTTTCAAATGCAATGTTTGCCAAAACGGGGTACGGTAACCAATCCGCCCTGTTTATTCCCCGCATTCAGGGACTTGGCTACGACATTGCCGAAATTTGTTTCTACGGCTTAGAAGGCTCGATCCTGAGCGTACCCGGCCCGCGCGGGCCGATTCCGTTGTATCCAAAAGGGTTTCACCCCTACGGTAACGATATTTGGAGCGTGCATTCGGCGCATTTCGGCGCGGATGTTTGCATTAGCCTGATTGACGCCTGGGTGCTGGCTCCTGAACAAAACCCGCACAATATCAAATGGATTCCGTGGTTCCCGGTTGATGCCGAACCCCTACCGCCCCCGGTTGCTGAAAAGGTAGCGAAGGCTTACCGCCGGATTGTGTTCTCGAAATTCGGGGAGCGCATGGTGCATGACGCGGGGATGGATTGCTATTATGTGCCCCACGGCGTTGATACGAACCTGATGAAACCCGGCAGCATGACGGAAGCGCGCAAGGCGTTGGGCTTCCCGCAAGATGCGTTTATCGTGGGCATGGTGGCAGCGAACAAGGGTAACCCGTCTCGGAAAGCATTTGCCCCGCAAATCGAGGCCTTTGCACAATTCAAGCGCAAGCACAGCGACGCCATTCTATATCTGCATACCAGCAAGAGCGAGCATGGCGAGTTTCAGGGCGTGAACATTCCGCAGTTGTGCAACTATCATGGACTGACGGTTGAACGGGATGTGATTTTCCCCAACCAGTACCAATACCTGCTTGGCTACCCAGACCAACACATGGCGATGCTGTATAACGCCTTTGACGTTCACATGCTCGTTAGCATGGGCGAAGGTTTTGGCATTCCTACGCTGGAAGCTCAATCATGTGGTTGTCCAGTGATTACAAGCGGCTGGACTGCGAGTGAAGAACTCTGCTTTAGCGGCTGGAAGGTCAGCAAGCGGGAAGCACAGCCGACCTGGATTCCTCTTGGATCGTACCAGTATGATCCATATCCGGGCGCGGTGCTTGACCGCCTGGAAGCGGCGTATGAGATGCGCGGCAATCAGGACTACCGCAAACGCGCGCGCGCTGGCGCAATGGCATACGATGCCGACAAGGTGGCAGAGAAATACTGGAAGCCCGTCTTGAAAGAGATTGCCGAATCCGTTGAGATGTGGAAACAACCCGCCAGCGGATGCACGCACGAATGGATCAAGACCGGGCTGTACAACGGCGACGGAAGCCTGAGCGTTCCTTGCCGTAAGTGCGGCGCAGAATTGCGGATGCACAACGGGCAGCAGACAATCATCATTGGTGGTTTCAAGAACCCCCACGGCCTGAAATTCCATGACCCCGACGGTCTGGAATGGCTGCTTATGCGTGAGGTAGAACGCGACTACCGCGCCGACGAATTGAACCTGACCAAAGATAGCGTTGTGGTGGACATTGGCGCGCATGTTGGCGTGGTGAGTATCTCACTTGCCAAAACCTACGGATGCAAGGTGTACGCATACGAGCCGAACGGCAAGAATTTTGAGCGACTGATAAACAACACCGTTGGTAATGGCGTTGACCCGCTTGTGCAATGCTGGCAGTTCGCCGTGACTGGCGACGGGCGCAAGGTGCAAATCTCGGATAACCCGGATAACAGCGGCGGAGGGAATATCTACGGCACGGAGGGCGACAAGGTTGCGTCTGTAACCCTGGCCTCCATCCTCGAAGAAGTCGGCGGCGAAATCGACCTGCTCAAGATTGATTGCGAAGGCGCTGAATTTGAGATCCTTGCCGATACCGAAAGCCTGAAACACGTACACGCGATCCGTGGAGAGTTTCACGGAGCAAATGGTGACACAAAAGCGTTGCTCGAAAGCGTACAGGCAATCGTACCAGATACCCGCGTGACGATGTTAGGCGGTGCTGCATGATGGAGTACCGCGTTATTCGCAATTATCCATCGGCTGAATTTTTCGCCGTGCTGGAAGACGCGCTAAACACATACGCTGCCGAAGGCTGGCAGATGAAGGGCGCGTTCGTGGTAGCAGGTGACATTGCCGTGATTATGGAACGGGAAAAGCCGCTTCAACCAATCCCTGTTGTGTTCGGACAACCCGACAGCGGGAAGCGCGGAAGAAAGGCGGCGCAATGAAAACACGCAAACTCATTCGCGGCCTCATGGAGAAATGGACTTACCGCCTGGGTTTGCGTTGGTGGTCGGTCGATATTTACTATTACAAGGGCAAGCGGGCGCGTAAGTATTTTAATGCCGGTGAGAATGAAACCGTTCTTGCGCGTACCTTTGCGGATTGGCGCTATGCAACGGCGAATATCCATATCAATCTACCCGCGTTTGACGGAATGACAGATACAGAAATTGAGCGCACCGTTGTGCATGAACTGTGTCACATACTGGTAAACGAAATGCGAGAGGGGGAACTACACCACGAAGAACGAACCGTCACATGGTTGACCAAAGCGTTTTTTTGGACCGCGCAGGGGGTGAGTGATGAAAGTTAGCATCATTACCCCCTGGCTGAATGCGCCGGAATTGATGTCGATGTACGAGCGCGGTTGCGCTGGCGCACAGATTGTTATTGTTGACAACGGTTCCGATCTGGTGACCGCCAATCAACTCGCGGATATGTGCGAACGGGCGGGCGGCGTCTATATCCGCAATGATACCAACATGGGGTTTAGCCATGCCAACAATCAGGGGCTAGAGAAGGCTACGGGTGACATCATCGTCTTTATGAACAATGATGTGGAATGCCGCCCCGGTTGGCTAGATAAGGTGATTGCCGATTGCGAACCCGGCGTTATCTGTGGCCCGTCCAAGATGAACAAATACGGCGTTGATTATATCGAGGGGTGGTGCATCGCCGCTCGCCGTGAGCTATGGGAAAAACTAGGCGGCTGGAACACGTGGGACTACAGCGGCCTGTACTGGGAAGATAACGATTTATGCCTGCGGGCGCTACGGGCCGGTATGACGTTGCGCGAAACGCGCTGGCCGGTTTGGCACTTCAACAACTACACCACGCGGCGCACGCCTGGCGCTACCGACCGGAGCGCGGCGAATGAAGCGATATTCGCGGAAAAGGTGCGGGAATGGAGGCAAGCATGAAACTAATCACCGCCTCCAACGAACGCTACTTCCCGCGCATTCAGGCGTACCTCGAAAGCCTGAACGAGAACAGCCAGATCCAGCCGGTGCTGGTATGCGTTGGTGAACGCCTGTACGATCACGGCCTGCCCTGCGTGGATACGGTGCAACTGCCGCGCGCGCTGAACCTGGGCGCACCACAAGAAACCGAGTGCCCGCAGCATGGATCATTCTTGCAGGTGGTTGACGGTGAACCCGACGAAGTGCTGATTTTCACGGATGGAGACATCATCTTACAGCGCCCATTCAGTGATGACGAAATGCAGTGGTCGACCAGCTTGCCCACCGATACCGTGGCGTGTGGCTACAACAGCGGGCCAAACGAGACGCTAAAAGTTGAGGCTGAGAGATTGTGGCCCCGCTTCCCGATGTCAAGCATTGACGCGATCTTTGGACTGCTAGACCGCCCCTGTTACAACATCGGCGTGATCGTGGCGCGCCGGTCAACGTGGGAACGTATCTACACGGAATACATGAAACACTGGCAAACCGTGACCGACGCAATGGCGCATCCGGCGCGCCAGCAGTGGCTAGTGGTTCATACAATCCACAGCCTGGGTATCCAGGTGCGGGTAACGCCCTATTCATTCCACGCCAACGGTCATTATGGAATGCCGCCCGGCTGTTCCTACGGTGACGGAAAACTGTATGCCGGTGATGATCTTGTCGCATTCAGGCACAAACTATGAGACTAAATCTTGGGGCGGGTGAAATGAATTTGACGGACTGGAATAACGTTGACCTTCCAGACGTTGACCTGTCCCTGTTTCCGTGGCCCTGGGGCAATGGTGCGGTTGACGAAATTCTGGCGTCACACGTACTCGAACACTTTACCAGACAGGACGGATTCCACTTCTTGCGCGAATGTCACCGAATCTTGAGGCCCGGCGGCGTGCTACACGTAGCGGTTCCCGATATGGACAAATTCATTGACTGCCGGTTAGCGGGTGACTTCTCACCTCTGAGTGGGTACGCGTGGACGGACCTCAATTATTTTATGGGTGGGGATGGGTCGGAGAAACGCGCGCCATACCGTCACCGCTATATGTATTCCTGGGCATCCCTGGCGTGGATGATGACCGGGGCAGGATTCGATGTACAGCGCAGATGCGAGCCAGCACCATTTGATAATCTCGAATTTCGCGCAATTTCGCTATACGTGGATGGTCTGAAATGAACGCGGCGCAGTTTGATTACCTGATTGTTGGAGCCGGTATCTACGGAGCTACCGCCGCGCGCGTACTGACAGAGGCGGGTAAATCCGTTGCCGTTATCGACCGCCGCGATGTGGTGGCCGGGAACTGCTATGACGAAGACATTGAGTGGATTCGTTTCAACCTGTACGGCGGTCACATCTTCCATACCAATAGCGAACGGGTATGGAATTTCGTCAATCGTTTCGCGCAGTGGCAGAGCTACACCCATAGAGTTAGCGCGTGCGTGGACGGAAAACTGTACAGTTTTCCACCCAACCTACTGACGCTGAATCAGATATGGGGAATCAAGACGCCGCAAGATGCCGCCGTCGCCTATAACGATATGGCGAAGATGGAAACTATTCGTGAGATGTTCTTCCGTGGCTACAGCGAAAAACAATGGGGCAAGCCATATAGCCAGATTCCGTCCAGCGTCACGGCGCGCATTCCACTACGCACCACCTATGATGACCGCTATTTCACAGACAAGTACCAGGCGCTTCCGGTGAATGGCTACACCGCCTTTGTGCGGGCGCTGCTGAAAAATATCCCGCTGGCGCTTGGCTGTGACTACCTGGAAAGCCGCGAGTATTGGAACCGCAAGGCCGAAAGGGTGATTTACACCGGACCAATTGACGAACTGTTTGGATATGAGTACGGGGCGCTGGAATATCGCTCGCTAAGGTTTGAACACTTTAGCGTTGAGGGCGATTTCCAGGGGTGCGCAACCATCAACTATCCAGAACGCAGGCGCGCTTATACCCGCGTGCTGGAACACAAGCATTTCGGGTGGCAGCAGTCAACCGGATCTATCGTGACGATGGAGTACCCTGAGACTTACGAACGCGGGACCAATGAACCATATTACCCGGTGAGGGATGAGGCGAACGCGAAACTATACGAACAGTATAAAGCGCGGGCGGCTGCGGAACGCTGGCTGATTATCGGTGGAAGGCTGGGGATGTTCCAATACCTGAACATGGATCAAGCCATTGGCGCGGCGATTACAACCGCAGAGCGTTTGATTGGAGGTGGATAGGTGGCAGGAAGATTTTTTAAGCAAACAATCAACGAACACGAGTTGTGGCAAGGTGTGACACTGCAAGTCACGTTTGTTGAGATTCCGTCATTCCGTGTCCGAAAATGGATAGCCAAAAAACTTTTTCATCTTGCCGCCATTATCCTTGGTTGCGGTATCGAGGTGATCAATGACTGCTAGAACAACCATGACGGAATTGATTGCTACGCTGCGCGGGCTGACAAATGCAGGAACCGCTGATTACACCATCGGAACGGTCAATTTTTGGTCAGACGATGAATTGCAGCGCGTCCTTGACCGTCACCGCCGCGATTTCTTCCATGAGGACGTTGTACCAGCCGAAGAATATTCGGGGTCAACTGCAATCTATAAGACCTACTACAGCGCGCGCAAGAACGTTGAAACCACGGACGGCGGGACCGCTGTATTCTACCTAGAAGACGGAACGGGAACCAAGGCGGGAACGGCTAATTACACTGCCGACTATGCCAACGGCGTGTTTACGTTCACCGCCGACCAAGAAGGAACCGCGTACTATGCCACCGGGCGCGAATATGATGTAAACGGGGCCGCTGCCGATATTTGGCGAATGAAGGCAGCGCAAGCGGCGGCGGGCGCGTTCAATTGGTCGAGCGACAACCATAGCATACACCGCAAGGACGTGATTGATAACTACCGGTCATTGGCGGAGTATTACGATGGTATGGCATGGCCCGTAATCGTACAGATACGAAGGGGTGACTAATGACCATGTTGAGCGCCGCCGAACTAACACAAATGCGAGCGGATCTGGTAACCCTCCTACCAGATACGTGCAATATCTTATCGGTATCGCTCGCACCCGATGGGCAGGGCGGCATGACGGAGACCTGGGGAACAGCCTACGCCTCTGTATCGTGCCGCCTTGACCCCATCCGGGGAAGCGAGAACGTAACCGCCGCGAATCTGCAAGATTTTCACGCCTATCAGTTGACTGTGCCATACGACACAACGTTGACCGAACAAAACCGGGTTGTGCATGGCGGCGTGACCTATAACATTGTGACCGTCGACGCGGATAAATCGTGGCCCATATCCAGGCGGGCAAGGGTGGAGCGCACATGATTAAACTTGATACCACGCAACTAGATAAAATTGCCGCGCACCTACACCAACGGGCCGAAGATGTTTGTATCGCGCTGGCTTTTGAGGGGGAGGCGGAAACAAAGCGTCTGATTGAGGCGTGGCCCGCCGTAGATACCGGAGCATACGTAAACAGCGTTTACACCGTGACGCAAACCAGCGACGGGTACGGTTCCGCGTCATCTGCGGTTCGCAACCGAAACCAGGACGTTGACACAGCACCGCACCCAAAACCAACCGGCAAGATTATCGCCAGGTGGGGGCCGTGTGTGGAGTACGCTGGTTACATTGAACTCGGCACATCCAGGATGGCCGCGCGGCCATCTACCGTTCCGGCGGCTGAAACTATAGCGCGCAGATTGAACAGCGGTCAAACCTGGAAGGAGTTGTTTCGATGATTGACCATCTATCACCAACCGCCGCAGCTATTTACGGGGCGCTGACCGGATCTACCGCGCTAACCAGTCTGCTCGCCGGAACAGCCAGCATCTACGACACGCAATCACCGGATGGGGCGGCGTATCCGTATGTGGTGTTTAGTTTGCAGGCGGGCGGGTCCGAGAATATTGCACCATCTGACTTGCAATCCGATTTATGGTTTATTCGCGCATATACCGGGACGAGCCATAAGAGCGCGGATGCAATCAAGAGCCAGATTGATGCCGTTATTCACCGGCACACGCTCGCGCTAACGGGAGGGTGGGTGAATGTATGGACCGCCAGAGAAACGAACTTGCGCGGAATTGAGAACTTACCCAACGGGCAAAAGGTATATATGTCCGGCGGGTTCTATCGTATCCGATTGACTGACTGAAAGGGGATTCAAAATGGCTGAATTTAGCGGAAGTGCATTATACGCACAATGGATTTGGAGCGGCGGCACGGTGCAGTTGAACAGCGATTACCGCCAGTTTCAGGACGCGCCGACCATTGATCTACTGGAGGCAACCGCCGGGAGCGATCCTGCAAAGACCTATATCACCGACCGCAAGGATGGCAATGTCACCGTGAACATGCTGCATCAGACTGGTGGAACGGCGATGATTGCCGCGCTCGCTGAAGGCGTTGGTGGAACGCTGATTTGGGGCGAGGAAGGAACGGCGACCAATAAACCAAAAACCATCATGCCCGCGATCAGCATGGGGGCACAGCGCAACGTACAGTATAACGCGCTGGTAGAAATCTCTGTGACATTCCAACAGAACGGGGCGCGCACCTATGACAAATACTAAACCTGACGTGGTTCTCTCCGATGGTCGGGAAATCAATTTCGACCTAAAGCGGCTGACCCTAAAGGAATACCAGTCTATGTTTGACGCGGATCACCCATTCGCGGATGAACAGGTCATTCTGGAAAAGGTGACCGGCATTGCCGTAGCGGAACAGGAAGAACTTACGCTGTTTGACCACAAGCTGCTATGGCGCGAGTTCTTCCGCGTGTGCAAGGAACCGCTTCGCGACCCAAACTCTTAAGCCAGCGCGTTTATCTGCATCTCGCCACGGACAAACCCGCGCCGGTCGAATACCTGAAATGGGAACTGATACGGCAAACGGGATGGACGTTGGAGTACATTGAGAGATTGCCGATGGCGCGCTGGCAAGAATGGTTACAGGTTGAGGATGGAAAGATTCACGCCAGCCATTCGCTATTCAACAAAAAGTAAGGGGGCAAATTGAGCAATAAAGTAGCCTCTCTCTATGCTGAAATCGGCCTGGATACAACGGAGGCCGAGCGCGGTCTTGAAAAGACGAAGCGAGGATTCAAGGAAAACGAAACCGCCGCCGAACGTCTTGAAAAAGCCGTTGGCAGGCTGGCGCAGAAAGATTTTGCCGAGCGCGAGGCAAGGGCGGCAAAGGTTACCTATGAACACCTGAGCGAAGCGGAGAAGTTGGCCGCCCTTGCCGCCGCCAACTATGCCGACAAACAGGAAGCGGCGGCGCGCGCGTCTGCAAAGGCGGCTGATAAAAAGACGGTCAGTTCGTGGACTGAGCTAAAGTCTATGGTTGACCTTGCGGCTGGCGCGATTGAAAAGATTGCCGAGGGTATCAAGCGGGTATATGAATTTGGTCGCGCAGGAGCGGAGATAGAATACGCTGCCACGCGCTTTGAACGGTTATCCGTTGCCATTGGAACAACATCCGGCGTACTGCTAAATGACCTACGGGTCGCCACAAAGGGAACGCGCTCCGATATGGAGCTAATGGCAAGCGCGGCAGACCTCGCTGGTCTTGGCCTGGCAAAAAACCACACGCAGGTTGTCAGGTTGTCAAAGGTTGTTGGCGGCCTGGGCATGGACATGAACCAACTGGTTCTAACGCTTGCCAACCAAACCACGATGAGGTTTGACCAGTTGGGCGTGTCGGTGGTTGGCTTCGATGAAAAGGTCAAGGCGCTGAAAGAATCAGGCATGTCTGCCAACGACGCCTTTACAGAGGCGTTCTTACAGCAAGCGGAGGAACAGCTAGAGCGGGTTGGTAATAAAGCAGATGAGAACATCGGAAAGTTTGAACGGTTTGAAGCCGCCGCCGCGAACATGGGCAACACGTTCAAAACCAGGGCAACGCCAGCCATTGCCGGGGCCGCCGATGCAATGGCGAAGTTGCTTGAACAGGCAAACAAAAACGCCGCATTCGATGCGGTCACCGCAGGAATGACCGATGTTGAGCGCGGTATCTATCTGACCAATGCCGCGCTGCTTGGAATGACGGACGCCGAGGAACGCGCCAGAGACGCCGCACGGCGTAACTCGGAGGCGCAAACAGAAGCTGCTACTGCACTCGAAAGCACATCTTCGGTGATGGAAGAACACAAAGGCAAGAACACCGATCTGATGAACATAACGGAGCGCAGCGCAGACGCATGGGACAGATTCCAGGATCGAGTAGCCGCGTCCAACCAGCGGCTAGAGGAAGCGCGCGCCGCGATTAGCGCAGCTGAGGAAGCCGGGCAAAAACTAGCCGAGGCAGAGGCCGATTGGAAGAAGGGCGCGGGCGGCGATATTGCCTCTATGTTGAAAGACCGCGTTGGACAGGGTGACCGATATAAAGAAGGTCTAAAGGCCATTGATGAGGTCATGGGCACGACGCTTACCACAGAGCAGGCGTTAAAGGATCAGCAGAAGGCGCTGGCCGATGAGTTTGCAAGAACTGGCGACGTGGACAAGTTCAAAAAGGGTATGCAGAACCTGAATGATACCTACCTTCCGCTAAACGAGAGCATCGAAAAGGCGACTGGTCTTGTAAAAACGCTACAGGAAAGGGTTGACGCACTGACCGGAAAAACGTACACGGTCCTGGTACGAGCGCAGGTCAGCGGCGATATTAGCGGCGCAGTGACAAGCGCAGTGACCAATGCGGGAACATCGGTGACAACTACCACAAACAGCAAGACGAAGACGAAGACGAACACAAACAACAAGCCGGGAGTAAAAAAGGAGGCGGCGGGCGGCGCTGTTTTCCCTGGCGCGACCGTGATGATGAACGAAAGCAGCGCAACCGGTACGGGCCAACCAGAGATATTCGTATCGAGCGGCGGCGGGCACGTCCTCACCCGCCAGCAAGCGCAACAAGCCATTAGCAGCGGCGGTGTGTCCATTAGCATCGGAGAACTTGTGTTACAGGGCGTACAGGATGTTCACGGTTTGCTTGAGGAACTTGGCGCGCTGGCGAGCAGGGCCACAAAATCAAGCATGTACACGGCTGGATTGAGGTAACGATGATACTCAGACTAAAACAGGGAGCGTCACAACTCGACCTTACGGCGTACCCGTATGGATATGGAACGGATTTCGTCCCGCTTTCCCCGGCGCTGGAACCGGATATTTCACAAGGAACGTCATCAAACCGCTACGGCGGCGGGCGGCTGGTCGGAGAAACCGCGCAGAACCGTAAATGGGCATTCACGGTCATCGTGTCCGGCCCAGGCGTTGATGTGGTAAGCAACGCAACGCGTAGACTGACAAACTTCCTCAATCGCTATGGGGGGATGGAACCGCTGTATTTAGATGTTTCGTTCTCTAGCCTGCCAGAACCAATGTGGGGCCAGATGGGAGCGCCGCTGCGGTACGAGATCATCTCCGCTACCTATGCCATTGATAATGAATGGGGCAGCGTTACCGCAAGGAATCAGATAGCAAAGGTTAGATTAGAGCTAACGGTAGCGCCGTTCGCATCCGGCAAAAAGCAGCGGCTGGCACAGGCGAAGGGTAGTGTTATTCAGGATAGCCTCGGTTCCGTGGACGGCGCGCCGCTTGGCGTTCGTATCAATGAGGCAGGAACAACGCTGTATACCAATCCGGTGTTTGGCTCGACCGGGTTGGACGGCTGGAACGATGGATGGACGGCGGGCGCGTCTTTGGTAGAGACGCGCAATACCGATGAATATTATGTGTTTCCTGGCGAGATGGTAAGCCCGCTACTGACCGCAAGAGCGGCGACAAACAACACCTATACTCAAAGCCTTAGCCTTGGCGCGGGAACGGCACATACACTCTCCGCAATCGTGGCGATGCGAGACGGGAGCGCGCCAACGTCGAACGATTTACAGATTTGCGCCGGTGGGACTGCACTTAGCACAACGTTTACGCGCATTGAGAACAGCCAGTTTTACTATGCACAGGCCAGTGTTACCGGGATTGCGTCTGCCCTGGCATGTGGCTTGGTTGTCAAGAGCGGTCATTCCGTCTTCGCTCCGTACTTCCAGGCAGAGGCGAAAGGATACAGAACCTATCCGTATTATGGCGATATGCTGGGGGCGGCATGGTCTGGAACGGCGCACGCATCAACGTCCACGCGTGAGGCCGGGAGATTCCGTATTCCGGTAGACGCCGATACGTTTGCAATCGACCAGGGGGGGCTTGCGGTCACCTGGCAGCCAGATTATGCCTCTACTGCGACCGGGAACCGCTATATCTGGAGCGCGGGAAGTGCCAGCCTGCGCGCCTATTTCAACGCAACAGATGATAAGTTCTATTTCACCGACAACAGCTCAACGGTATCCACAAGCGCGATGACTTTCGCGGCGGGCGGAACCGTAAACCTACTGTATGCCTGGGGAACTGCGGGAATGGCGATTTACCACAATGGAACGGTCGCCGCGTCCGGCGCAAGCTACACCCCGCCTGTTACGCCGTCTTATGTGTACATCGGAACCGATGACAGCGCCGCTAACCACGCGGGCGGTTTGTTCCGTGGCATTACCATCTATAGCGAAACCCCAACCGCAGCGGAGGCGGGAACAATCAACGCTTATGCAAACGGTAGAACCGGCGCGGTTGATCTTGCTCCGTTCTTCTGGACGATGAACGGGGATGACAAGATGTTCAACTGTGACGATGTTGGGCGGGATAATTGGGGCGTGGCGGCGGGCATCCCAGGCAATTACCCGGCGGTTACGCAACTTGCCGGAACGGTGAGTTACGCGCATGTCTCACTATTTCAAGACAACAGTGAGTATATATCCATAACACCATCGCCATACTTCTATTCACCGTCCACACTTTACAACGACATTGGCGGGTCGGTGGATGCAACCTGTTCCGGCAGCGCCTTTGGATGGGGCACGGTGGCGACATCTGGCTATGCACCTATGGGAAGCCCGCTGATTATCTCGGACTTTCCATTTGTGCGGGATATGGTATTGGGCCACGACTATTATGCCTTCTGCCGCGTGTCAAACAACGCCAGCATTGGAACGGCAAGCGCATATTTCAACATTCGCATTGGCGAGACGGATTATACCAGTGGAACGGTAACGCTCGATTTTCGCGGCGCTGGATTGGTCAAGGTTGGTCCGCTAAGTTTACCAGAGGCACAACCGGGATATATTCAGTACGCCAGAGAAAAGGCGGGGATTCCAAATTATTCATCCGGGTATGCGTTGATGACGTTCAACCTTGGAAACGCATCATCCGCCGGAACCGTTGGGGTTGATTATGTCCGGTATGTGCCCAACAATATCAAGTCAATAGGTGTCCTCAATTGTTCATACGATGAGGGGTTTATCACCTACGAGAACGAAAACTATTCAGTTGTGATGACATCGAAGCAACTGGAATATCTAAAAAAGACAGTTGGAGCGCCGTTGAGGTTATCGCCCGGCCAATATAACATATTGACCCGCCACGATGTAAGAAATGAATCCACTTACTACGCCTCATACTACTTAGACGCTCCGGTAGATCACTTCATCATCCTGACTACTCACATCATTCCACAATGGGGGCTGCTGTGAGAAATGATAGAACTGGGTTCAATAAACTAACGGTTGTTGCCTATTCTGGCGCGGGCGAGATTCCAAACAGCAAACTAGAGCGCGCCGAAGGGTTGAGCTTTAGCACAGTCTACCCCGGCGGCGTGTTCGCGGCCTGTTCCTTCTTCGTTCCGCATGACATTACGAGAGGGTGGGCGGTCACACACAATCAGCGTATTGTTGTGTACAACGGTCTAAACCCGGTGTGGGAAGGATATGTTACCGTCCCAGGGCTGGAATCCAGCCAGAAGGCGCAGGGGCGCACAATTGAAGCAATCGGCGCGTGGTCAAACTTCATGAAGCCCCGCAAGTGGCGAAAGCCGTGGTGCGATGTGCGCTTGAGTGATGATGTGTGGAGAACCGCGCGAATAACATCCGCCGTCCTTAAACCCGACAAGTTCACAGAGGATAGAGACAATCGCCTTTATATTTTGCCAAAAAGTGTTTCTTTTAATACGAATGAGTTGTATGCCATTGACTACAGAACGCCCACGGGAGAAACCATCAAGCGCGTCAGGTTTGTTTACGACTTTGCAAAACCGGCGCAAACATGGACATTCAGGCTACGCGATAACACAAACGTATTGAATCTATGGTCCGTAACATCAACTGGCGCAGGAACCGCCGATATTACCCTTGGTACGGTATCATCTAGCATTGCCTTCCAGCTCGTGTCTGGGGCTAGTCAAACCGGAGTCAATGATGGAACATACTACGCAAAGGCAACGGATATTAGTGTATACACGGAAACAGGGACCATTACCCCAACTGTTGTGTTTGAGGATGTGGCTGGCAAGGTTGGCGAGTTGTCATCTACAACCGCGCTGATACAGACAAACGCGCTGACACTGGAACCATTTTACAGCGAAGTCGAAACACTTGAAGACATCTTGATTAACGCGGCGAGCTATGGCGGGACCGCTTACGAACCGTGGGGGTATGGAATCCTGGAATCTGATAAAGCGCCGGATAGAAAGCCGCCGCTTTTCTTTGCTCCGCAGCCTGTCCTAAACGATACCGAATACGTTGTCTCGTTGGGGGATCAAAATCTAGCCGGATCGTTCCGCGCCGCACCGGATAAAACATCGGTGCGAAACTGGATTGCGGTTGAGTACAAAACCGCCGATGGTAAGCCGGTATGGGTAACGCCAGATGATGACAGTTCGCTCAAAGATCAAACGTCTATAGACCTTTATGGGCAACAAGAGGAATGGTTATCTCTTGATAGCACCGATCTTACAGCAGTGACCAATTATGCGAAAACCTACCTAGACGCGTACAAAGACCCCGAATGGCAGCTATCCGGTGGCATTCAACTACACGGCTATGTCAGAACGGTTGGCGGCGCGGTAAAGCCGGTGAGTGAGGTGCGCGCTGGCGAACGAATCCGAATCACTGACTTTTTACCGGATCTGTCTGGAACCGGGATGACGTTTCTGATTTCCAGCACAAGGTATGACGACAATGGCGAAGTGAACACCCTGAGCGTGGGGCGGTATAACTCGCTCGATGTATTCATGGCGCGCTGGAGTCGCTCAATCACATCGGTAAAAATGACCTATATGAAGGGGTGATTTATGGCATTTAGCGAGAAAAGTCTTTTTGTATGGAACGATTCAACCATCGGCACGCCGGCGCAAGTTGCCGCGAAACTGCAAGCGGCTGGGTTCGAGGGCGCGTACCTGCATAGTACCCGCGTGGACAACTGGCGCACGACTAGCCGCGTGGCGCTAGTGGCCGCGTTGAAATCGGTTGGAATCCGCGTCTATGCGAGCTGCGCCGTTTACGGCGATAAGGCCGTTTACGGCTACACCCCCGCCGAGGAAGGCGCAAAGTTGGCCGGGATTGTCGAACAATACGGGCTGGCGGGCGGTATCCTCGACGTGGAAAAAGGCCTGTATGAAACCGCCTCCAACGCGGGCGAATTGGTCAAAGACCTGATCAATTCGTACAAGGGCGCTACACAAAGGCCCGTTGCTTTTTGCGGGTGGTCATACTACACCAACAGCGCGGGAAAGCAGATCCATCCACTAAACGTGCTGCGCGAGGCCATGAAGCTTGCAGATGTGGGAATGCCAATGGCGTACTGGTACAACGGGTCAAGCGCCGCGAATGCTGTACGCTGGCTGGAAACCACATACGCGCATTGGAGAGACTACACCGCGAAGCCGATTCTGCCAGCAGGCCGCGCATACAACGATTCGTCCGGCGGCGTCACATACACCGCAACGGGCGCGGCTGTGACCGCCTACGAGCGCCGGGCGCGTGAGTTGGGCGCGTGCGGTATATCGTGGTGGTCGATGGAACACGCGGTGAAGATTGGTGATGTTTGGGCGGCGCTATCCGCTACCCCTAAATGGTTGAGTGATGATGAACCGGAGGAACCCCCTGTGGAAGAAACGAACGTGTACAAGACTTATGCAATTGGTCAGTACGTATTGACCGAAACGCAACTAACCAACCCGGCGCTGAATTTTGCCATTGGCGACGCTGGCAGCTATGTCACCGGGCCGAATGACCGGCTGAAGCCAATCGAGCAAAAGGCCGCGTCGATGGGCATCCCGTTTATCCCGTTGTGGGATCTGGATATTTCGTACTACGAGGAACAGCAGTACAACCCGGATGATGAACACTGGCCCGCCGAAGACCGTGACCCGGTTTTGGGTACGTTCAAAGCCGCGCTGGAAAACAGGAATTTTAAGGCCGCGATTATCCGCGTCATGGATAGCGCAATGACCAACGGCAAGCCTCACGCAAAAGGCTATCTAAATTACGCGGCCCGCAAGTTCTGTGAACGCGCCTCGGATTGGTTATGGAAAACCAAGAAGGCTATCCTGATTATCCAAACCTCGCACGATGGATACATTGAACCGTTCTGCCCGGATATGGCAAACTGGGCGGGTTACTGGGATAGTTGCATCGAGCAGTACACCACGAGCGCCGCGAGCCTTGACGCGAGTTATCCGCAGGCCGCTGATAAGCCGCGCTATTACATCGGCACTCACCCGGACTGGGATTTCTGGTGGTATTTCAACGGCAGCATTGACCTGTACCTTTTTAATGGCCCGCCCGCGAAACTGGCCGAATTTCTGGGGACTGCCACACAGCCGCCCGCCGATGTTACCCCCCCCACTGCCCCAACCGGCCTGCAAGCCGTGGTGAGTGGATCCACCGTTACGCTATCCTGGCAACCGTCAACGGATAACGTCGGGGTGACGGGATATGTCGTGATTCGCAACGGGCAGCAGGTATCCACTCCAACGGGTACGGCATTCGTTGACGCGGGGTTACAGCCCGGAACCTACACCTACCAGGTGAGAGCAACGGATAGCGGTGTTAATCTATCCGCACTATCCGACCCGGTGACGGTGACCATCGAAGGCGGCGGGCCTGGCGAACCGGTTGACCTGACCGCAGTCCTGGCGGCGCTGGCGCGGATCGAGGCTACGCTCGGTGAGGTTCGCAGCAAGTTTAGCTAAACAAAAAAGCCCCTGGCG